ACTCCATTTTTTCCATGTGTACAGGATTATCTGACCATACAGACCATCCCAACATTACGATCGGGACCGAAAGTAAAAGCAAAATAAATTCGTCTTTCCAATCTGATTGTCTAGATTCTAAAAGTTTTCCTTGGTAAGCTTCCTCACCTCGAGCCATTTTTGATGCATGCATAAGCTGTGCATCTGACATAGCCATCTTCGTTCTTTGTTTGTTAGCGTAAATTTTACTGCCAGCGGAAACGGCTAATTTAATAGCACTTAACCACATAGCTTAATACCAAGTAGCTTTAACTGGTTTTTTGTCAGGTCTCATTCTTTTAGTACCTCTAACATCTACTGTTTGAGATTCTGTAGGGTTTGTAGTTTCAATTACAACACCACCTGTAGCACAACCGTCTTTTGTAATTCCAGGTCCTACAGTAACTTTTGGTTCTTTAACAAAACCAGATCCTATTTGCCAATTTTTCATTATACTAATCCTCCACCTTTAAAGGCTCTTCCCATTCCTCTTTGAGCAATGCCGCCACCTTTAAGTTCTCTGACGATTCTTTTCTTTTCGTCTTTTAAATTTCTTTTACCTTTTTTAGTAAAAGCTTTTTCTGAATCAACTCTTCCAAGTTCTTCCAGTTTATTCATTCTAGATGAATTCATTATTCTGCTCCTCTAGATTCGTCTCTTCTATCTTTATAGCTTTGAGTTTTTGTAGATTCTTTGCCATCTCTCATTCCTAAAGATTCGTCAAGTCTATCGTTCGCGCCTTGTTTCTTAGATCCACTAGCTTTACTAGAGTTAGGGTATCTTTCAACATAAGGTCTATTTCCAAAGTCATTTCTCATAATATTTTCTCCTATTGTTTTTTTACTTTAAATAATCCGGCAAGTCCACCACTATTTGCATTAAAAAAAGACCTACGTCTGTTCTGTCTAGATCTAAGTAGGTCCAATGTAGCCATATTTGATAGCGATGATGTTGGTTCTTCTATTATTACTTCTTCTGGAATAAGTTCAGGAACCACAGGGACAATAGCGTTATCAGGTCCATTATTATCTCCACCATTAAATGTTGTTGTTTTAGTAGTATTTTTATTTGTCGTATTTAAGCTATTAAATTTATTTACAACACTTTTACCTAGTTTAGTGTCTAATGCTTTTTGAATAGTATCTAAAGTAACATCAACATCAATTCCTGTTTTTTTAGATATTTCTTTTTTTGCAGTACTTGTTAAAACATCTTTTACCATATCTTTAACTGATTTAGTTTTAGTTGGATCAGAGACTAAATTTGCAACCGTTAAACCAGTTTTTATATTAGAAATTGTTTTAAAAGCTTTTGTAGTCGCAGGGTTAAGTACTCCCAATGAACCAATGGTTAAAACAACATCCAATAAGCTAAATGGTGAAGGATTAAGGGTTTTATCCACTTCTTTAATACTTTTTTTCATATTTTTAGTAGCGGCCTCGTGCCAAGTATCTTTTCCTTTTGGTCCAAAACCAGTTTTAGTTTTTGGACTAAATGTAGTCTTAGTTTTATAAGTGGGAACTTTTTTACCTGTTATTTTATGAAGTTTTGGTGTTTCTACATCTACTGTTCTAGTTTTTGGTCCAGTTGTATATTGCTTAGTTCTATAATCTTCTCTTGCATCAGGTGTATTATCAGTTTTAGTTGAAGGTGCAGTTGTAGTTCTAGAAGTATAATTTTGACGATTATCATCTTTATCACCAAACCCACCACCAGTTTTACCACCAGACATGTCTGCTGTGCCACCAATTTGACCACCACCACCTTGAAATCCTATTCTACCACCTTCACTCATAAACAAAGTTGTTGCAGATTGCTCACCCGATAAAAAAGGTTGTGACTCTGGTGCAGCCGCCATTAAATTAATTCTTTCATCAACAATAGCATCATGACCTTCCATATCTTCAGAAAATTTCATGTCAGCTTCTTCAGTTCCTAAAATACCTGCTTCACTTGCATCCGATGTAGACATTTCTAAAGTGTATCTTTTTAAATACTCGGCATGATTTTCATTCATTTCAGCTAGATCAGGATTGCTTTCGTAAATTTTTTTCCAACCTTCGTAATTTGGATCTCTAACTTCTTTTTCTACAAATAATTCATCTAAACCTGCCATTAGCACTTCCACTTTCTTAATGACTTATTAATTCTTGAATTAGGATCATTAGCTGTTTTAGATGATGTTAATTTTTTTTTCATGCCACCCATACGAGCGCAGAAAGATTTTTTTCTAGATCCACCTTCGGGCTGTGGTGCCTTCAGTTTAGATCCAGGATTAGCTTTGTTGTAAGAAGCACGGCCTTTAGCATTTAATCCACCGGAAGGATTCTTACCTTCTTTTCGAGTCCATGCTGCCGTAGCCATTACGCCTTAGCCTTGTTTTTTTTACTGTTTGGAAACCCTGCTTTCATATTAGCATAAGCTTTAGGTGTGATAGTACTTTTAGCTTTACTTTTTGAAGTACCGGCTTTTTTCTTAGCATTAATGTTCGCGTATAGTCCTTGTCTTGCCATAATTATCTCCTTGGTCCTTTTAATGTACTTACGTCAAATCTTTTTGTTGCATCGGCTTTTGCTTTTGCTTGATTAGACATTTTTTGTTTAGTTATTGAAGTTTCAGCTCTAAGTTCTGCTAAATCTTCTGTTTGGTCCATTTTTTCTTGTTGATAGCTTTGGTTCATCATAGCTTTCATTTTATCTAAGTTCAACCTTGCATCGTCTTCTTTTTGTTTTCTTAAATTGTCTTGGGCTTTAATATCTAGTTCTCTTGCTCTTAATTTAGCAATCGGATCATTACCAAAATCACCCATAAGTTTATTTTGTTCTTTAACAAACTCTTCAGTCATTTCAGAAATTAATACCGCTTTTCTAGATTCAATTTCCATTATCAATCGATCCATCTCTTGTTTAAATTCTGGATTTTGTTGTGCTTCAGGATTTTGCATCATTTGTTGTAGTTGTTGTACTTGCATTATTTTTTCTTGCATTTCCATTTGTACCTGTTCATCAGACATTAACGAAATGTGTTCAAAAATATTTTTTTCTAAAGCTCCCATAATTATCGGACTATTCTGTGCCATTGTCGTTGACATAAAAGAAAGGTGCGATGCAATATGAGCTTGGTGATCTTGTCCAGTAAATGCTTCAAAAGGTGTACCCGCTAAAGCATCAATATGTTCTAGTGCTGGGTTTTTTGGAGCTGGCTCTGGCGGTGGTGGTAATATCTGATCAATATTCTTTACACCAATCGCGTGATACATATCTCTATAAGCTGCATATAAATCATGCATTTCTGGATTTGATTGAGCTAATTGTAATTCTGTTTGAGCAATAGATACTCTTTGAGTTGATGAAAATATATTTGGATCAGCAACGGGTAGGATATCTACTCTGTCATCAAAATCAGCTTGTTTAATTTGTTTATCAGCACCGACAACTTCATACGGATAAACCGCAGGGAGGTAAGTTGAAAAAACATCCGACAATAAATTAAACTCATTCTTCATCGAAGAATAAAGTCTTTTATGGATTGCTGACATGACTCTTGAACCACGTTCTAAAAGAGCTACAGTTGTACCAACAGCTGCTTGTTGGTTCCCGTCGCCAACCTGCATATCAGCAATTGACGCGAATCTCTGTCCGGCCTGAACACAAATCCCCATCAGTTGTAATAATGTTTGCGAAGGTTCTTTGTAAGGCAAAGTCATAAAAGCATCTCTAAGATTTCCACCAGGTGCATCTACATCTCTAAACTCACCGGGTTGTAATGATTGTGCATCGTTGTTAACACGAATACCTCTCATCTTAAATCCTGCCGGTAAATTGGAGAGTGTACCAGCATCTATTAGTTGACGTAGGGCAGAAGTTGCTGCTCTTGTTAAACCACCAATCATGTGAATTAATCCAAACCCATAAAAACCTAATCCTGGTAAAAATTTAAAATGAACAAAATAATCAATTTTAAGTTTCTTTGGATCATCTACTTTATAGTTTCTTCTGATTGATAAAATTTTTCTTGAACCACTATCGACAGTTATAATGTAAGGAATTTTAATTCCTGTGGGTGTACCATCCTGTGCTCTGTCCTCAAAACCTTCAAGGTCAAGATCAGTATGAAATTCAACCAACGTATACATCTTATCGTTTTTTTGTTGGCCGTTCATTTGTGTACCTTCTAACTCTCGTTCTTTTTTCTTAACTTCAGTTTCTTCTGCGTAAGGTGCAAATATTTCTACATCTCTATAAAAACCTGCTACTTGTTGTTTACGTAAATCATTTTCTGAAATTTTTATTGTATGACAAATTGCTTCGGCATCCTCTAATGAAGTTGCTGTGTAAGGCACTACTAAATCATCCGCTGGGATAAACTTTGATACCGCTCTACCCAATAGGTCATCATAATAAACTTTTTTAAACGTCGAACCAGCTAATGGCAAATAAAATAACATCTGATCAAACTCAGGCTCATATTCTTTCATAACGTTCATGATTTGATAATTCATAAAATCACTAACCCGTTGTGACTGAGATTCTTTTTCGGGAGTTGAGGCTCCTAAAATTTGAGTTCTGATTGGGCCATCGGCTGGTAATAACTCTTTGTAAGCTTGCGCTTGAAATTGTGTAACGGCTTCTGCTAGAACTGGATGCGTTGCACCACTTGCTCCTTGGAAAGGTTGTGTACGTTGTTCGAACTGAAAACCTAAAAGATCTAAACCTTTTGAATAAGATCTTTCCCATTCTCTTCTTGATTCTCTGTAATCAGTATAGTTACCATAAAGTTCTGAACCCAAAGGTTGTAGAATAGAGTCTGGTAAAATATCGGCTAAGTTGGCATAATGCTCGTTTCCTTGTGAAGGAGCTGCAGCACCAGGATCAAAATCTACATCAACCGATCCATCTGGATTTTCTGTAACTTCAGTATTTTCCGAAGACGGCATTGATTCTTGCATTTCTGCAACAACTTCTGTCTGCTCTTCTTGTGAAGGTATAGTTATATTTTGCCTTACGTTCGGTAAAGATTTATCTACGTCTGCCATATGTTGTTTTCTCCAATCTTTCTGGTTTATCTTGTTTTGGTTCATTAATCAAGCCTCTAGGCTCTGGTCCCCTTAATGGAGGGATCTCTTTCCATTTAACATGTTTCATGTTTTTAACTAACGTAGGGTTTTTCATTATCTTTTTCTAAAATGATTAGCAATACCACCTTGAGCAAATAAAAAATCGTCTTTGTTAAAGTCAATATCAATTGTTTCTCTGTCAAACTCCGGGTCTTCACTGCCACGGCCTCTATTATCTTTAATACCATTTAAATAATTTGCATAAGCGGTAGCAACCTTAGTACTATTTTCATTTGGAATATTTTTAGTAGCTTTAGTTCCATAAATTTCTTCAAAAACCATTATAGGGTCTTTACCTACTGATAAATCCTGTGCTTGCTTCTCTGATAAGTAATCTGAGTTCATAATAATGTAACGAGCCACTCCTTTAGCGTTAGCAAACTCGTTATTTTCATTATAGTTCATTTTTAAAACAGACTCGGAGTCTAAAGCGTCTTTGTCGGTAATTTTTGGTGTAATTTCTCCTTTAGCAAAGGCCATGTCTTTAGCTTTCTTAGCATCAGACATTGTTTTTGCAATTTCTATGTTCTGAAGTATTTTATCTATCAATGGACTAACAGATTCTGGTCTCTTGACGCTAGGAACAGGCGACTTGGAGTCTTTTGTTAGTTTAATAACTTGTGCAGACTTTAAGGGTGCAGGGTTTTTTGATTTTTCTATCTCTTTTAAATTTTGTAAAAATTTTTCTTGCTCTTTTGGTTTAGAATTTTTTAAAGTTCTAGCCGTTAGCTTAATTTCTTCTATAAATTTTGCAGGGAGTTTACGATTTTTTGCAATCCACAATAAAGCTTCTTGAGAAATAGGATTGGTGTACAAACTTTTACCCATTTTTTGGATATTGCCACCAATACCTAAAATATCTTTAGGTTTAATTCCTAGTCTTGCTAGAATTTTATAAATTTCTATTAAAACTTTCATTAATAATATGATTTGTTAACGATTGGCATAATTTGATCCTTATAATCTTCTGGGTGGTTGATAAACCCACCTTGTCTAAACCTCATTACTGCTTGTGTTGTACTATCCACTAAGTCATCGTTATCACCAAAAGGAAAAGCAGCGCATTCCTCTATGACTTCTTGGGCAAACTGTAAATGTGTAGGCGCCCAAACCTGTCCACTCTCAAAAATCGGTGCAACAGAGTTTACTCTAGAATGTTTATCATTACCTCGCGATGGTGTAAAGTTAATAACGGGTATACCCATGGCGCGAAGCTCGTAAGTTAGAGGTAGTCCGGATGCTTTTGCTTCTATCAACACTGTTTCAGGATCCCAATATTTATATAATTTTAATGCCTCACGTCTAAGCTCTGGAAATTCAAAACGATCTTTAACAGCATCTAATAAAATCATTTGCTGCGGACTGTCTTCAGACTCCCTAAAAATACCCCAGGTAGTAATAGCTGAGTAATCGGCAGTTTCTTTTTTTAAAAATGCAGTATCATAAGATTGTATGACATGATCACAGGAAGGGATGCCTCTGTCTTCTGGCCACTTCTTCCACCACTCTCTTTTTAATAAAGCCCCTTCCTCAGAAGTAGGATTCTGCATATACTGTGCATTCCATTTTGGAAGTGCAACGGATGCTTTTACATTTAATAATTGTTCTAGTTCCCAGTACTCAGGCCACACGGGTTTATTGCTTGGAAGGATTGCAGGAAATTCTACAAGTTCCCATTGGTCTGCTTTAGGGTCTGCAGCTTGTGCTGCTTGTAATCTACCTGTTAA